ATCCCCGCTACCAAGCTGGACGGGACCGGATTCTACATAAGGCACCAGCGCGTCCTCACCCTTATCCTTATAGACGCCGCCAACCTCATGCTCATAGGGGTTGCCGCTGGAATCGAACAAGATCGGTTGTGCAAAGACACCACGGCTCGTTACCGCAGTTCGGGCCAATGTGCCGACAGACCAATGTTTTTCTTCGTAGTTATAGCTGATATAGGCGTCCACTTCAGTGCCGGTGCCTGGATAGAACCAGACCACCTCACTGAACAGTGCGTTATGCCACGCGACCACCTTCGATGACTGCGATTGGTTCATCTGCGTGATGATGTAGTCCTCGACATCACATGGGATGCTGCGAACATAGCCATCATATTGGAAAAACCCGTTAGCGGATCTACCCATCCAGTAAGCCGTATTCCCGGCCACTGCCACGGCATTCACGCTCACAGGTCCACAGTTGTCGCCTACCCGGTCGAACGAATAAACGTAGGGCAACCCGACATAAGTCGCGGTATGAGCGTCATCGGTGGTGAATATCAGCATCTTGCCACGCACCTTGACGGCACCCAATAGATCGCCTTTCGAGTCGAAGGTGTGGTTGCCAGCCTGATTCGTGGCCGAAGCCGTCCAATCGGTGTTGTCCTCGGAATCGGACCAGTAAACCGTGCGCCGATCCTGTGCATCGGTCGAGAAACGCCCACCAAACGCCATCTGGATTCTCTCGGGCGTGACAGCCGTGCTAATGACTAGCGTGGGCGAGTTCGACAGTTGCGCTGCTGCGGTGCCAGTGCCCGCACTCGTATCCCACAGATATATCTTGCCATCATCTGGTGTGCAGCCAACCAAATCTTCGCCCCAAAGATCGAGCGCCCAGATCGTGGCTGGACTTGGGACACCCAAGTCGGGGCGCACAGTGCCGTAGCTCGACTTACCGTAGAGCCAATCACCGTAGCCGGTGTTCGGGTCTGCGTTCGTGCTTCCCGCCGTGAATCCTGCTGGCGTGATATCAAACCTCGTCGCAGCAGAATTGTAGACGTAGAGCTTCGACGCACTCCCAGCAGCCAGCCAACGGTTGTTGCTGTTGTCCATCCACGACAGCGCGGTACGCGGCACCCCAGTGACGGCAGTCGTGGAATCACCCCAAGCTCGCCAGCCGCCTATCGGCCCCAACGCACCCACGCTCCAGCGCATCAGATCGGCATCGTACCAGCGATTTTGAGCCTGATACAACGTGCCGTTCTTCCAGATACCGGGCTGGAACTGGAGCGGAACGTACTGGGCCGGTGGCATTAGCCAGACACGCCGTTCGTCAGAGGCTTAAGCGTCAGGTGCGGATTCTCGCCGCCCAACTCGCCACCAGTAATCTCGCGGCCCTCGACGCCAACCATCTGTTCCGCGAACGCGATTCTCATCTCGAGTTCCTTCCGGGCACCGTACAATGCGCCAAGCCCTTCTGCTTGTGTGCCATTTAGCACGATCCGCTCGTCCATCGTAACGGTCGATGTCGTATCACCAAAATCATGGCCTTCGACTACGCTCATATTACCCTCGCTCCTTGAGATTGCTGGTTTCCGTTTCGAGCCGCGTGATCCTCTCGCCATGCGTATCCACCTTATCATCTAGCCTGGTGACTATTCTCTCTATCTGGACTATCGACTGCCTCGCCCCGTTGAGGCCACTTTTGACTCCAGCCCACGCGGCACCCGCAGCAGCAGGAACCGCGAGCAGGGATAGGAGTTCGCCCACGCTACCCTCCATTCGGTCCCAACGGGGATTCTCTCTCAGGCTCGACAACTACATGACCGTCATCGTCAGTCCATTCCGTTTCCATCATATGTGGATCGCAACGCTCTGCTACGACCATCCAACTTACGGTATCGCTGGAACTCGCCTCCTCGCACTCAATCGTCAGCGTGTTCCCTTCGACTGAGCCTCTGACTCCCGACCAACCACTATCGTTCTGTATCCACGCCTGTGGGTCGCGGCATAGAAGCTCCCAAGTGCCTTCCGTCATGCCAGCGGCCTCGTCTAGGTCAACCTGTGCCACGCCACCAGAAAGGGCAGCGACACCCCTATAAATAAGATCCGCTCGCGGCCCTTCAATGAAGGAGTGGACGAGGTGATGCGTGTCCGCTTTGGCTGGCAGTGGGTGAGCGATTTTAAAGCTACCCGAGCCCTTAGAGACGGAACCCACAACTGTTAGGTTAGCACCAAACGCTACGGTCCCGGTCCCCGTATGGATCGCATAGTTGGTGCCGCCGCTCGCCTGGTTCTCGATCTTCAACCCGTACAGGTTGGTGATAGTAGAACCCGAGCCTTCGTAGCCCGACTCAATCAGGATTCCGTATGTATTGGCTTGCGTGAACGATTCATTGCTTGTGCCAGCAAGCACCCTCATGCCGTAGCCAGCGGCTGTGGCATCACTCGTAAATGTCGGGTTGGCGTTAATGCCATACTGGCTTGTTCCCGCCATGTCATTCGATGTGATGTTCAGCGCGATTGCGGCGTTGGCCGCAGAGCCGATAGCCATCAGCCCAGGATTGACCGAGAGATTGCCTGTGACCGCGAGCGTAGAGGAGGCAGCGAGCGCGGCTGAAAATGTCTTAGCCCCGCTGAACGTCTGGGTGCCGCTCAGGTGCGCTGTATCATCATCGAGGTATGCCGAGGCGACTTTGGTGCCAGTCCAGACGCCGGTAGCAATCGTGCCTACGGCGGTCAGACTGGAGGTGACCACGGTAGACTTCAAGGTCGTCCCCGTCAGCGTCCCAGCAGGAGCGGCCACTACCGTGACGGCACCCCCGGCTGACATCGTAGCATCACCAGATAGCGCGAACTCGGCGGCGACATTAGACGCGCTCCCGATCCAGATCTTGGTGTTAGCTAGTGGGGAGCTTGTGGGGTCGATGTACGCCCCAGTGATGGCTGTGCCATTCCAGACCCCGGTCCCAATCGTGCCCAACGTGGTGATGCTGCTTTGGCCTACATACCCGGAGGCGATGGTCACCGCGTCAGCAGATACTGTGATCTTGTCTGCCGTGCCGATCACGTTCAGCGTGGGTATTGGGCCACTCAGGGCCGTCCCTGTTAGTCCGGCACCGGCAACGATGGCCGTGAGGTCGCCGGTTTCGGGCGTAGTCCAGGCTAGTGTGCCAGAGCCATCGGCGGCAGACAACACTTGGTTTGCACTACCAACTGCTGCTGGCATTGTGAGCGTATAGGAGGAGCTTACCGCTGACGGTGCCTGGATTTTGACGGTATCGGTTCCGGCACCCGTCTCCTGCACACTCATACTGTTGAACTTGATGTCGGACATCGTGACATCGGTGCCGCTAACTGAGAAGAGGGCGTCTATCGCCGTGATCCCAGTGTTAAGCGTGGTGCCCCAGGTGTCGGTGCTTCCCCCGACAGTCGGCAGCGTGATGCCCAGATTTGCAGTAGCCATGTTTTATCCCAGTACCCGTGAGCGCATTCGGAGGCCAGAAGCGGTGTGGCGCTCTCGCTGTCCTTGCAACCCTAGAGCGTTGAGCGCCTTGTCGAGCCTAGCGGTCCACATCGGCATTCTCTCGTCATTCTTTAGATATGGTTCTGCCTCGACCAGGGTGCCGAACAGATAGATATCAGGGTGCGCGGCCAACAGCCAATTCGATGTTGCGCTATCGCTCAGTGAGGCTATGCGCGTGTAGTAGACTATGGACGATGTGTACGTCGAGTCGGGTGAAGGTAAAACCTCCAACTGGTTGGTCGCCCCGCCGATCATGGTGAAATAGTACGGTTTACCCGTCGCGTTCATCACTATCCTGCGCTGCGATATCTCTTCGGGCGTCAGATACTCCAAGACGATGACCGGCGTGAGATCGACCACGATTCTGACGATCTCGAGCGTATCGCTGGGCAATGTCGTGTAGCGACCCGCGATGGAAAACGAGTCATCTTTCGCGATCATATCCGGTTGCCGGATAACGCGATTGAAGTTCGCTTCCGCGAGTTCGATGAATTCTGGGATGCGCGCCCCCAGATCGGTGCGGTCGAGCCAATTGGCCGTCGCCGTCTGTAGCTGCGCGTAGGTTGTGATCGCCACTAGAGGTTCCCTGGTCGCGTTCTGAACACCCGATTATCCTTGTCGTTCAGCCACTTACGGATCACCCGCTGATCCTTGAAGTTATTCGATATCTTCGCGAGTTGGTGGTAGATGACCATCGGGATAGACGCGACCCTGTGAACGTCACCCTTCCAGGGCGCACGTTCGTTCACAGGATTGAATGCGCCCTTGGTGTCCTCAATCACCGCCTCAACATCTTGCTGGGTTTCCAGCCCGACATTACCCGTGATCTCATCGTAATGAAACCACTGAGTAATGCCCGTAGCTGGATCGTAGTCCAGCACTCGTTTGGTTTGCATGATGGTGCCTACTAGGGGGCAGGGGCCAAAGCCCCCACCCCACCAGCAGAACTATGCC